TTAACGAGTTTTTTCATCTTTGTTATCCTCATCTTTACTTAGTTCTTTATCAATTTTTTTAGTGATAAAATATTGTAGACTTTGTACTACTAATTGTTTGAGCATTTCAATCATAATGAGATTTCCTTATTCGAAAATCCCTACAGTATAAAGCCAAACATTCTGACCTTTAATGAAAGCCTTTACTTTATCAAGTACAATAACGTTTGTAGTAAAAACGCCAATAGTCCACGGTAGGATAGTACCGTTTTTGAATTGCTTATCCGATAGATAACCAATAGTCATAAAAGATTGTAAATCTGGATATGATTTAATTTCCTTTTTGATCTTCTTATTAGTGATATAACTACGCGTATATGGCAAACTGTTATAAAATGGTTTTTCACCATTCATATCAATTTCATCTACTTTATCCTGGCTATAGTGCGGTTGTTCATTATTCATCTTGTTTCCTTTATACTATAAGAACCTTTTAGTTGATTAATAATTTTTAATAGTTTCGTATCAGCCTCTTTGTAAAAGTCATAGACAATCTTACGACTATGAGTAGTAGCAGTTGCAATTACTCGCTTATCTTTAAACTTACCATTTTTAGTAGTATCTATTACTCTCTTAATGCCGCCGCTTTCGACTACTTTGTATTTACCACTTTTTAAATTAGCATTAAATCCCGTAATATTACCGCTGTTTAGTTAATCGTGCATTTGACGTTGGTACAAAACCTTTGTACGGATTATCCTGTACTAATGCATTATACATATACCCTGCATTTACATGTAAATCCTTCAACTTAATAGTAACATTAATTCCCGTTGGAGTACGTTTAAAGAATGTCACGAATGAATTACGAGTAAAAGGAACTACACCACCATCAGCAGATAATGCGATTTCATTTTGTATTTCTAATTGTACCTTTTTCATACGTTCCCATATTTCATTACGAAAATCATTATATACGTTTTGTGCACTTTTATTAATGTATGTTTTTACACCTTTTATATTTTCAATTTTATAATTGATATTATTACTCATGATAATTCCTCTATTAATGTTTGAAGGATCTTAAATAATTTTCGACCATCTTTAGGTAGTCTGGTTTTGCTCATGACGGCTTTATTGAGATTATCGGGCTTTAGTCCAAATATATAAATTAATGCACTTTCGACTATTGCCGCTTCGTTAGTAGTTTCAAAACACCATAGGATGTACTTCTCATACTCAACGTTACTATCAATCATATCATTAACAGTTTTGGAAGAAGATGTATATTCTCGCCAGTCGCTTTCTTTATGATTTTTTAGTTTCTTAATATCTTTGAGATTCTTATAGATATTTTTCATACCGGATGTAGGATTCACCCGTTTCAAATCGAATGATATATACAAATGAATTGTACTGTCCAGATGTAATATCTTTTTCTTCCCATGTGTCGGGATTATTAAATTGCCATTCTTTCATGATAAATACCTTAAATTAGTTAAACTACTATAGGTATTTATATGACACTTGAACAAAAACTTAAGGATTACGAAGGTAGTAAAAAATATCAATCTAGTATCCGGTACTTTCCGTTATGGAAGATTCCATATATATAAAGATCATTTGGGGAATCCTACAATTGGTTATGGTCATTTGGTGCTACCAGGTGAATCATTCCCATGTGGACTAACAGAAGAAGAAGCAGATAAACTACTTGCAAAAGATATTGCTATTGCACAAAAAGGTGTGAAGAGTCTAAAAATTGATTTACCAGATGACTGGAATGAATTTTTAATCATTATGGTTTTTCAATTGGGTTTAGCTGGTGTAAAGAAGTTCAAAAATATGTTACAGGCACTTAAAGACAAAAACTATCCTGTTGCAGTAGCTGAATGTAAAAATAGTTTATGGTATCGGTCAGACACCTAACCGTATTAAACAAATGATTAATGATCTAACTCACAAATAATAAAAAAGGGAAGCCATAATGGTTTCCCTTTTTTATTATAGTTTAGATAGAATCTTTTTAAGATCCTGTTTAATATCGCGTAACTCTTCTGTAAGACGAAATAAATCATCAATATCATCTTCCAGATTTTCATGTTTTTTCTCAAACTGTTCTACCTTAACTTCAAGTTGTTTGATCCTTCCTTCAAGATTAACAGCTTCGCGGCGACGGGTTGTAGTATGACGTATAAAACATGTAAAAAGTGTAGCTAGTGCACCTACGAATGTATAACTAATCATTTATTATTATTTCCATATTATTATAATGCGGATAAAGTATCCGCATTATTATTTAGGCTACACTAAAAGTACCAGTACCGCGAGTAATTAACATAATAGGTGCACGTATTTCAAACTTACTTAGCAAACTACTTAATGATACCGTAATTTGACAAGCCACACTGTTAGCTGTTACGTTCTGGAATCCAAATACATCAAAAAACTCTAGTGATGTAGCAGTACTGTTATAGTAGTTACGCTCGATTGTTTGACCATTACAAACCATCTTTACAGTTGCTATTTTCACACTGTTAGATGATTGGAAAGAACAAAAGCCAGATATAAACACTGCTACCGATTTCTTGTTGGTTAGTGATCCTGCATCCTTATAAGTTACAGTTTGTGTACCTGTCCAGTTATTAGCTGCCGTAGATGAGGACCAGGATTTACCCATACCCATATTAGTAACGTCACCGATAAAGCTAGTTGCTTCTACTGTACCTTTAAATGATCCACTAGTTGCATTGATTGCACCAGTAAATGAACCAGCATTTGCATAGACCGTACCGCGTACTACGCAATTGTTAAACTGGGTATTACCATTCTTATCAATCATCCACCCAGCACTATTGGCTACGTAGTTTGTACTACTAATAGTTTGGGCGATCTTTGCAGTGGTTATAGTTCCGGTCCTGGATTTTAATAGTATTTACGGAACCGGTTCGCCAACTTCAAATTTGTTATGGCTGCATCAGAGATATAACCGCGTACCTATTGAAGCGGCCTGAATCATCGCAGTCTTGATATAAGTAGTACCGTTTACTACTGTAAAAGGTGCTGTGCCTCCGAACTACGGCGGTGTCAGCTCCGGCTAATGATAAACTTGTTCGCAGCAAAGTACACCGCCGATGTATTAGTAACTCCGTCGGCGATTAATTTAAAGCCTGCTACTGTACCATTGGCATTACATGAAAGCGTATATGAGCTGTTCACAGATGCCTTACTTGCCTTTGTACTCATCTCTTGAGATACAGATGCAAACTGGCTATCGGTACTTGATTTAAGCTGATTAATCGCCGTAGTTTGTGCACTATTATTATCGGTGACAGTCTGCGTTAGTGTCGTGATATTAGCCTTGTTCTCATTGGTTGTACTTTCGACGGCAGTTATCTTCTGTGATAACGCCTTGTCAACCGTAGCAATCTGTGTAGACAAGGTTACTTCACTTGCGGCAATCTTATCATCAAGTCGATTCTCTGAAGCCGTTACTTTAGTATCCGCATAACCATTCGCCGTATTAATTGCATCGGTCAATGTCTGAGATAAACGATTATCGAGATTCAGTACATCATTAATGGCGTTGGCATCTTCTTCGGTAAACACATACTTACTGTTAAGTGATACTGTAAATTCGGGGCAATAGGTAACACCGTCTACACCAAAAATATCAAAGAATGCCACTTTAACTTTATATTCGCCATCTGATAGGGCAAAACTATCAAACTCTGGTTTATTTGAAATAAAAGTTTGTGTATTAAGTGCACTTGTCACCTGAATAATTGCACCTGCATAATCGCGTTCGGTACTTTCTTTCCACGATACAAAGATATTACCAAAACCGCCAGTAGCACCAACATTAAGAGGCATACGACATTGCTTGTTTTCTACGATAATAGAAACTGGTTGCGAACGGATACCTGTACTATAACCTTGTGCAATAACTTCGATAGTCGGTTTACGGCATTTTGTTTCGTTCATTGCAAAGGTATAATCAAATGATGTATTTTGTGTATAGTACGTTTTAAGTAATGTTTCACCATTATATACATTAACAATATAATATTTGAAATATTCACTAAATGGACGTCCTTTAACAATTATATTCTTCTGACTATCCCACGCAATATTAAAATCCCCTGTGTCAGTTTCATATGCACCTAAATTACCATTGACCAGACGTAGGCCAGTAATTGAAGGCAATTCAAATGAAACTTCTGGTACAAGACCATCTACCGTTACTTTTGGACTAACAAAACCTAAATTGTTATAAGCTGCGACACCGAAATCATAGTTTTGATTTGGATCTAGACTATACAGATTATAGCTTAACTGACCTACGGGAACTTGCCCCGCCATTGTCCAGTTTGCAACACCAGACTTGCGATAGTAGATATAATAACCACGAAGATAACCATCGGTACTTGCTTCCCATTCCATCTGTACTACGTTACCACTTGTAACAGTACCCAAACGTGTAACATTAAGATTCTTTGGAGGAATTACAGTTAGTACCTTTTCGATTGATCCCGATGGGGACCATATACCAGGATCTTTACCATCATAGATACCATCGTTTGCCGTTACGGCAGTTACTGTAATAATACCCATAGAATCTTGCTTTGTACTAATATCTTTCTGGATAACTCGGTATTTCTCATTGTTCCCAGGTTCGGTAAGACTGATATTAATACAATCCATTATTTCGAGATTCCAAGCATCGGAAGTAGTGAAACTAATTGTATTAGTCGTGTACTTCATTTTGAGTAATTCGCGGTTTGCAAATGTTGCAAGCTGCTTTTGATCATAAATCCAGCTAAAATCTAATGCCTGAGCAATGACACGACCATCACGAGTAATAGTAGGATCATTTTTAATATCGGAAGGGAAACGTACTACATCATTCCCGTACTTATTACCAACGGCAGTATATTTTGCATCAATTGTATTGCAATAAGAATTTGAACCACTTGAAGTAATTTTAACTTCACCAATAATATTAGATTCATTAAATGTCATTACTGGTAATGTTTTACGTTCGGCTCCACAATGGATTTTTCCCGAATTGATATATAGAAAACCGCCAAAAGTCTGTAAAATACTTTCGATAGTTTTCTTATATGAATCATTATATGAAACGTTACCGTTACTATAATAATTGTTATCTTTACAGTACTGTGCAATGGTACGGAAACTATCTAAATCAATTAATTCCGGATCAAGCCCCATACCCCAGATATTATTAGTTAAAACTTCATAAATCTGTGAAGGTGGGTTAGATGAACATTTCATAGTAAGGTCAGCTAAATCACGAATAATCAAACCTTTCATCTCTACTTGTAAAACGTAGTTATCATTGATAAGAATGCTTTCTTCTAAACTTTCTTGTGTTTTCTTAATTACGGTACTGATAGATACTACCCCATCACCACGGAATGAGTTATTCCATTTAGGACCAGCATACTGTAATGGTAATGATTTAGAACCAGTATAATTACCACCGGAATCTACATTCTAGTTGTATATAATCCTGATATTTTGGCTTAATCTTCCATGACGGCACTTTGCCATCTTCGGTAATTGGTGCTGCTAAAATTGGTTCATCGTCAATATATAATTGCTCTATATATTTTTCAGTACCGCCCATTGCAATCAAATGCTCGGTAAACAGATATTGACTATTATCATTTTTAATATTGTACCAGGGTATAATCGATCCACATAGAATATAGCTTCCCCCATTAATACCGTTCTTATGCGGTAATTCTCCACCTAATAGTACAGGAATACCGCGAAACTGGGGAAGTACTTCTATTCAAACTCGTTGCAGCATCATCATAACCGCGTATTTCCAATAGTTGCTAATTGTGAAGAAGCAACAAAAGAAAGTGCACCTGCGGCAATACCTGCAATTAATGCATAACCAACACCAAAAGAATAAACGGAAGCAAATACGGCAACTGCCGTTATTAGTGCACCGAAAAAACCACCACCTTTACCACCCATTATATTTTCCTCACTCTGTAATACTTCCCATTTTCTGGTAATGGGATTAATTTAAATTCTTTATGTTCTCCGTCATCAATATCAATTCCGATCATGCGATTACTGATAACCACTCCCATATTTAGGGGGTTATCTTCACTTAACCAAATATCGCCATCAATTTGATGTGTAACCTCATCTGAGTATTGAAGTACAATATCTTGAGTACTTTCAAAACCTAGTTCATTCAGTTGTTTAACACCGCTTAGTAAACTGTCATAATCGGCAATAATAGACCAGTCAGTACCAGCACGTAAATCAAGTACTTTCAATACTAAAATATTGCAGTCATTTTGACCGTACTGATAAGGTTGTTCTATTGCATTTTTACATATTTCGTAAACATCCATTATTTGTATCTCCATGTTTGGCCTGAGTTAACAGTACCTAATAGTGATGTATAATTATCACCGGGAAAATAGCTTTGGTAGATAGAATTGGCAGCCAATGTACGCATCTGTACATCTAGTGCTTTATATACACTATTAAGATTTATTTTTAATTCGTTCTTTCCATCCAGTGGACTAATAGAAGTTTCGACAAAATCCATAAACCCACTAAACATTAAATCGTGTACTAAAACTTCTCCATTTGCAGGATTCAGTATAGTTAGATAGATGTTTACCTTTGCATCACGGAATGCACCACCAGTAGCAAGAATATATATAGACTGATTTACATTAGATACTGTAAAGGATACCGAACCATTTACAATTTGTTTCTCTTCACTGAATGAAGGTAGACTATCGGTGATTAAGTCGGGATAAGACACATAATTCTTACCCCCAATACTGAGATCTTTTAATCCATCATTGAAAAAAATGGGATCAATCGAAGTAGGTAAAATATCAAAACAACGAACATGAATACCCAATGATAATAATTCGGTAACCGTGAGTTTTGTTTTACTTCCACCGCGTGTAAGATTCCAGTACTCTAATAAATCGGGATTAGTGAATACACCACTTGGAATACTCATCTTACGACCTCCTGACATTTAAATTGTATTTGCATGATATTAGTACTTGTAACCTGATAATCATTATCGGGTAATAAAGTACCTTCGATAATTAATGCATTATAGTTAACAGTTTCATTAGCTTGTATATTAGCTTGTAATGCAGGGAAGATAGAAACGGTAGTACCGTCATTGGCAATAACTGAATATAGTTTTTTATGGTTGACAAACTGAATCATTGTACCAACTTCAAGTTTATTAACTGCCGTAGTCTGAAACTTATATACACCTTTCTGTACTGCTGATTTAACGGCAAGTGCTCCCGTTTGTTTACCGAGATACTTAGAGAAATGCCCCATACTCATCTGAAAAGGTCTGCCCTGTTTATATAGTGAAATAAATTTATTAACCTCTGGATATAAATCTTTATTAAAGTTAAGTACAAAACTAAATTCGTAATATTGAACACCCGTACTACGTTGTATAATTTGACCAGTCCATGACTTATTGCTGTACTGGGGAGATTTATCTACTAAAGTAAAATCAGTTAGTTTAATCCCCGTTGAAAATGTGATAGCCATATTTTAATACCTCTTAATGTATTCTATTGTATATTTATATATAAAAAAGCCACCCGATAGGATGGCTTGATGATTAAGTACTACGTTTTTGTGCATCACGTACCGCCTGATTTACAGACTGTGCATGACGGCGTAACATTTCTTGGAATTTTTGATCATCGTCCGATACGTTACCATTTACGATTAGTGGTGCATTTATAGTGATCTCGCCACTTGCATTACTTCCACGATCTTGATTGTCTAGGAATTGTTGCAACTGCTTATTCTGACCACGACTAACTACCCTTTCACCTGCTTGTAAAATCCAGGTTCCGATCTTTACCTAATGATCCTGGTACTTCTTCAATCCCTTCGTGGGCTTGACCAACTGGATTAGTACCACGAATTGTACTGAGGATAGATGCACCTTGTGCCGCTACCATTGCCGCTTGTGGAATCGCTGCGGGGAAGCCTAATTTCATACATTCGGCAATACCTTGCTGTATCGAAATGATTGATTGTGCAATAGCAAAACCTTTAGCTACGGCAAACATTGCACGTGATGCGGCATTCTGCTTACCTGCTGCACCTTCGAAGATACTACCAATACTGTTAGCAAGAGAACCTAAATTAGATAACTGGGCCTGTGTATTAGCCGTTTCGATGTTCATACGTTCTAATGCATACTTTTCGATAATCTCATTTTTACGTTTTTCAAAATCTTCTGTACCTGCTAGTAGTTGCTCATTAAGGAGTAACTCATAATTCATTCTTTCCTGATTTTGTTCTAATAACTTATCAGTATTAGTACGGTCAAATGGGTTTTCATCGGCACCAAAACGTAGACGGGTATCCTGTTCTTGTAATAAAAACTTTTTCTGATCGTCTGTTAATTTTTGACCATTAATATTATCAGTAAGTTTTTGTAAGTCTTGATTAGGATCACTATAACCAATAATATCATTTAACATTTCATTACGTAAACGAGCGGCATTAGATCTTGCTTCTTCCAGTTTAGCATTAATCATATCAGTACTTTTACCGAGTGTTTTACCACTTTCGGTAATACTCTTTTGTAATTCTAATTGCTGACGGTCAAAAGTTTTTAGACGTAGTTCACCTTCACTTGATGACAACTCACTCATTGCCTTTTCCCATTTATCCTGGGCTTTCAATAATTCTTCATTATGTTTTTTTGCCGCTGCTTCTGCCGCTCTTGCCGCTTTCTTAGCTGCTGCTTCTTGTTGCTTCTTAATTTTTTCAGCTTCAAGATCTTTAAATTTAATGAGACGCTCTGAGCTTTCTTGTAATTTTTTAAAATTACGTTCTCCATCTTCTTTATTTTTGGCTAAAAAAGAATCTATAGTTGATTGATATACAACTTTGTCATTAGCTTTACCCTGTGGTGATACATCACTATTCTTACCTAAACTTGCAATTTGGCTTGTACTCATACCACTTGGTGAAATACCTTTTTTGTTCAAATCATTAAGCGATTTAAAAAAATCACTATTCGACCATCCTTTATTCCACCATTCCCATAAATTATTTGTTTCTCTAACAATTGGATGCATAAAGTCATATAAGAATGATCTACCTGACTCTGTAGCACTTAGAATATTTTCATCAAATCGTTTATATTCTCTTGCCATTTCATCGGTAACTACTACAGTTTGTTCATTGATATTATTCATAACGGATTGTTTGCTACCCAATTCATTATAAACACCACTTAGTCGAGATGCATCAGATGCAATTGCTTCTAATGCAAATTTTTGCTCTGCTGTACTTAAATTTGCTTTCTTCATTGCATCCATTAGGTGTAAAGTTGCCTGAATACCACCATCTGGTTTATTAAGAAACTGTGCATACTCATTAATATCTAAACCTAAATCTTTAATTACACCAGCAAACTCACCTGAACCAGATACTACGGCATCGCCCATTTTATCCATTACATCCTGATTAATATCAAGTAACTTTTCCATACCTAAACCAGTGTCACGGAAAGCCTTATCTAATTGTTGAATGCTAGTTACCGATAAACCAGATTGTGAACTTAGTTGATTCAATTCTTTAACGGCATCATTAATGTTCAATGCTAATCCAGTAATAGCAGTGGCTGCAATACTAATACCACCAGCAATACCAATAAAACCACCACTTAGTTTTCCTAAACTATCAGATATTCCATTAGCGGCACTTCCGAAGAGGTCCACCAGCTTTTTTACTAAAATTATCGAGTTTATCTTGTGCGGATGTAATACCTTTATTAAAACCTGTAGTATCGGCAT